TAGACCCTATGTTAAGGCAGGAGGTTAACCAATTGTTGTCTGAAGAAGAAAAGACAGGTAAAGTCGCTGAAGTAAAAGAAACTATACTTCATACAGGTCAAGTCGCCCAGCAAACAATAGGTCAACAAAAGAAGAAACGAAAGATGACACAGAAACAATTAGAGGCACTAGCAAGAGGTAGGGAGAAATCATTAGCGAATAGACAAGCAAGGGCAAAGACTAAGACCGCTCTGAAAGAAGTATCCTCTCTAGGGGTGGAGACTAGTGAGCAGGTCGCCCCAGCGAGCACTCCTATTCCAGTTCCCCAGATTAACCAGAGAAGTCAACCACCCACTCACTATAGTCAACCCCAGAATAATTATCTTACTAAAGATGATATTAAAGATATTAGTGTTCAGGCAATAACGCAGTATGATGCCATACGAAAGGCACGCAAGAAGAAGAAGGCAGAACAGAAAGCGGTTCATATAGCAGATAGACAGACTACACAGCAAATACAGAGAGCGTTAAATCCGAATGATATGGACTTCTATAGTCAATGTTTTAATATTTCATATTAAGAACAATTTTCTTAAATAGAGTATTATGGAGAAGTCTAACCATCAAAATGATAAGAACCAGCGTAGGGTGAAAGAGTTAAACGATAAAGAGTATAAGGAGAAAGGTAAGAAAGGCACTAAGGATATCTTTAAAGAGAAACGACAAGCACCTGTAGTCCTACCTGTTCAGGACCCCGATGAAGAGGATAAGTGGGGAGAAGAAGTCCACCCACATCTTCCTTCTGTCGGTGGTTTCGGCGGTGGGTCTCTTACTATTATCATAGGTGCCGTTAAGACAGGTAAGTCTACTTTACTGAGTAATATGTTTCTTAATGACAATATGTATGGTCAAGACCTATTTGACTATGTTAAGATAATGAGTAATACAATCAGTAATGATATTACTAGTCGTTATCTCAAAGAAGCATATGATGTAGATGATTACTATGATGATGCTATCATACAAGGTATCTTAGAAAATCAGAAGAAGTATGAGAAACACGAACAACCTAAGATTGCTCTAATATGTGATGATTTATTAGGTAGTGTGCCTCGTAGTGGTTTACTATGGCAACTCTGCTCACGATACAGACACTACAATATAAGGAGTTTATGTATCTCCAGTCAGAACTTTAGGCAGATATCCCCTGTAGCGAGACAGAACGCTCAGAACTTAATTATCACTAGTCCCTTCCCTAATTTTAAAGAGATGTTAAAAATCAGTGAAGAGTTCGGGGATGTAGTCGGTGGTCAAAAGAACTTTCTTGCTATCTATAAGTATGCGACACCGAATAGATATGACTTCTTACATATGGACTTACAATCTAATCCTGTGAAGTGTTATAAGAACTTTACTGATTTAATAGCAGAAGGACAAACTCTCTACTTTAATCCTAGTAGTGTAGACCTATCTGAATTCAGTGGTAAGAACACATCTATAGAGAGTGCCCCTCCTCAGGATTTATAAAATTTAGTATGTATCAATAATATATTTAATAAAGTATAAAATGGATAGTTATGGTATACATCAGGCACAATTACAAGGGAACTCTATGGCATCGTATGTGAACTCATACAATGATAAAATCCGTGCCATTAAACAATCAGCATACAATAATTATCAAGAAGCAAAGAAGAGTGATAAGACCGCAGATGAAATCCTCAATGCTCATATGGGAGCAATGACTGGGTTTGATAGTTTATCAGCAATACACGGCACCTATCAGACTTATAAGGCAACTCAGAAGTATGGTGGGTTAGGCAATGCTCTAGTTAGAGGCACACAAGATAATCTTTTTCATATGTCTGGTGGTAGAGTAGGTGTCCCTGCTATGGGTCCAGCAGAAGCAGAAGCGAGAGGGTTAGAGCAAGTTGACTATGATTTAGGAGCAATGGCACGAAAAGGAGCAGGTAGTCTTAAAACAGCAGTAAGCACCGCATCTACTAAGGCATATAGTATGGCACAGGGTGTAAGTAATCCCTTTAGTAGTGGACCTCGTGTATCTGCGAATACACCTGCTCCTAGAATTCGTCTCCCTGCTGAAGTTCAGAGTGGTGAGATGTCCCCTTCTGAATTTATCAGACAAAACCCACCTCGCCTAGCACAGGGTTCAGAATTAGAAAGACAAGCAATTATTAGGGGACAGATTAACAGAGGAGAACGAGGACCTCTAAGTCCAGCAGAAGAAAGTGATTTTGAGCAGGGTATGATACAGGCAAAACAAAGAGATGTAGCAAGTGGAGAACAGCAAGTTAGTGATATGGAGTTTGAGCAATCACAGAGAGCATTAGGTAATGAGATGCCTACTTCGTTTGATGATACTACACAAGGTGGACCGAGATTAGCAACGGGAGGTGCTGAACAGGGAGCACGAGGAACTCCTAGTAGACCTGCTATAGCAGGGAGTGATACTATGTCAGAACCTCAAAATCCTAGTCCTGCGGAAGTTCAGCAGAGAGCAGGACAACAAGGAGGTAATACATTAAGCATAGCAGAAGCACAAGAGAAAGATAGAGCAATGGGATTTTCAGGACCTCAAACTGACCCTGAGAAATCTATGTCTGAAATACGAGCAACAGCACAAGCAGGAGAAAGTGATGAGGCATTAGGATTAGAAGGTAAGACTATTAAAACAGGATTAACTACGATAGGTGTAGATAGTGGCACAGCACATATAGTCGGTGCTACAGCAGGTGTAGTCACTGGACTAGCAGAAGGTATAGAAGAAGGAGTGTCTCAGTGGGGAGATGGTGCTAAGAANTGGAAAGCAGAAAATACAGCAGAGAAAACAGGAGCAGTGTTATCCGAAGCGGGTGATGTAGCAGGTGTTATCTCTGCGGTAGCACCTGAACTCGCACCTATAGGTGCTATTCTAGGTGTAGCAGGAACCATAGCAGACTGGGTAGGAGGTAAAAAAGATGAGAAAGCAACCGCAGAAGAACAACAGCAAACCTATAGTGATGCTCAACAAAAACAATATATGAGTGCTCCTAGTGTGAAACAATCAGTTGCGACAATCACAGCACCCTCTTCTCTACAGAGAGTAGGGGGGCAAGCACCCACTTCTTCTTATTAAAGGTATTTAAAAACTAGTTTGTTATATAATATATAAAATGAAGTATACTATGAACGAGCAACACGAAGCGACACATTTTCACGAAGAGATGGAAGCGTGTAATCAATACAGGGCGAGTATTCATCAGCGTCCTATTAAGAATACTAGTTTTAAACAATATTGTATGAACTTTAATAAACTCCTCAAACTAGTAGATACATCGGATGAGAAGTGGTATGAGAATTCAGATAAAGTCTTAGAGACTATCAACTCAGCACAAGATGTAAGATATCCTGATAAGCAGTTAAGTATGTCTACTAAGCGTAATTATCTATCAGCACTCATACAGATAGGTCAATACAAAGGTCTGTCTCCAGAACTAGTTAAAATCTATATGGATGCTCGTATGAATATGAACAACAATATGGTGGTTAAAGATGAAAGTAATAAACTCGTGACTAAGGATGAGATACAGACAAAGGTATTTGATGTCTTAGAGAAAGGTAAGTATGTATGGTCTTGTGGTATGGATACAATCCAATACTATCTACTAATGAAACTTCATTTTGACCATAACCTCCGTAATGATTGTTGTGGATTAAAATATATTACACAACAGCAATGGAGAGCATTAGCATCGTGGGACCAAGAAAAGGAGAACTGGTTAGTGGGTCGTGCTGTAGGTAGAGGTAATCACGCATTCACCATACATCTCAATAAGTATAAGACTAAGAAAGAAGGCGATAGTCGTGTAGAAATCAAACTAAGTAAGGAGATGAATAAAACTATGAACCACTATATAAAACACTGCTGGAAGAAACACTATGGTGAGGATATCCAGCAGGCACCTTTATTCGTGAAAGGATTAGATAAAGACAAGCACTTAGAAAGTATCAGTAGTAATGATATGACACAATTACTACTGAAATACAATCAGATATATTTAGAAAAGAAGATAGGAACTCGTATGCTAAGGCATAGTTTCTATACTGAGAAATATGGGGATATGAGTGAAGAACTCAAATCAGATGCTAAGTCATCACTTCATAGTGTAGGCACAGCAATCAATCACTATACCACTGACACTACTAGTCAAACACAATAGTGAAATGTCCCCAATGTAATTGTGCTTTGCCTACGCTTTGTATATGTAATTCTTTTTTTTCTTTTAGTTTTTGTTTTACTTGTTCACTAATAACAGGAAAGTATTTATCTTTTATCTTAGGGTCATTATTGACCCACTCACACGCTTTACGCACACTAGGACTATCTCCATAGGGTAAGACAAACTCTATGTCCTCTATAACCTCACATATATCTTTGTATCCATATCCAGTAAATATATATCCATTCTTACCATAGGCAATTAACTTCTTTGCTCGTTTCATTACATCTTGTTTCGTTTTCGCACTATTAATCTTACTCTGATTGATACTCCCTAAATGAGTAGTCAATTGTAATACATCATCTATGTGTAATACATTCGGTAAGAAGAGTTGAGTAGGGTTCTTATCTATCCACTCACTAATTGCTTTGACTACTTGTTGTTTATTCATATCTTTGATATCTTCTATCTCTATGCTGAGTATCTCACATATCTCACATAAGTCTTTTTTTGAGAAGGTTTTGTGAATGAACATATATATGTGTTAAGATAATTTATTCTTAAATAGAGTTTCACTCAATTGTCTAGAATGTTAACCTATTGTTCTGAGGGATAAAAAAGTTTACAGAAAGCATCCCTCCGTAAACTTTCTGAGTGCTCTAAACAATAAGTTGACATTCTATACATTTTCTTATAAACCAGTTTTATTGATATCTATAGTATTTTTCTTAGGTTGTCCTTGATTGTTGAGTAGTTGCTGAACGAGATTAGGGTTATGGGGGACATTCTTAGTGATTTTATAGATGATACCACTATTCTTCCCACACGAGGCAAAGGTCATATCCGCATCATAGATTTCAGTGCGTATCTCTGTAAGGACTTTCGGTGTGCTAACTACATACTCTATTTGAGAGGATTGACTAAAGGCGAAGTCTCCGAAGAAGTTTTCTTTATTGATAACAGCAACGATAGGCAAAGGGTCTTTCTCACGGATAAAGTAAGCATCCGCAAGTATATCACTTTTCACTAGATAGTAAGGTGATTTCATTTTAATAGGTAAACCATCTGCCATAATTGTATGACTAGTCTGTGGGTTTACACTTTCAGGAGTGACCGCAGGCAAGTTAACATCACCTATATGTATAAATCTTCGTTGTAAGTTATCTGTCGTGCTATTCCAAGTAGGAGGCATCTGGTCCGCATTATCTATATAGTAATCCCCTAGTATACCATACCATAGCGATGCTATCATAGGTGTAGGTAATTGTTGTGTATACATAGGTTTCTGATAGATATTCTTGATATAAGTAGGTAAATCCTTTGTAGGGACTAATGCGGAGGTTGTTAAGGGTGAGATAGTATCATAGTTCACTCGTGTTAGTTTTGTTTGTCTATTGAGTTGTTTATCACTCGTAGGGTTCATTTGGTCATAGGAGAAACCCATACTACCGAATAAACTATCTTCCCACATACGCTCGTCTGTTATACCCCAGTCCTCTAAATAGATACCACTATGACTATCATAGACAATGAAAGGACTGAGATTATTGTTTGCTTCTACATATTCGTGGGATGTATCTACTGCCCTACTATTTTCTGAGATTGCTGTAATACCTGATTTATTGACTATACCTGTATTAGAACTTTCCATATGATTTCTAGGTTGCTGGTCTCCATAATTAGAATAGCGGGATTGATTTGACTGCTCCATTCCATAGAGTAAATAACTATCTGTATCCTGACCATCGTGCTCATCAGTGACCTCAAACATACTTCCTGCGACTTGTCCTACGATACGGATATTATTAGTCGTCCCACCACCCGAAGTGGTTTTTATATAGTCCGTATCCCAGAAGGGTGCTTTAAAACTACTATCATCTCGGAGGGGTAAGACTTCAGGTGTATAGTTGTTCCATTGAGTGATACGCTTATTTATCTTATAGACCTCAGTTCCCGCATCGGGTTCTGTAGGGATTGTAGTAGCATCTTCATCTGCTGTTGCCTCTTTTAAGGGTGCTCCCGCATTGTTTCCATTTTGTATGTATTCGGGTGTATGTAATCCACCGAAAGTAAAACGACTATTCGCACTGACAAACTGAACAATAGGGTCTATCGCACCTATATACACTTGTCTAATGATTTTACTGATAGAGAAACCATAAGGTTGTATTAGGCGACCATCGTGTCCTCTACCTGTAGTCGGACCGCCTGAGGGTTCCCAGTAAACATCTTGACCTGCTGTATCATTTCTCGCATTACCCTGAGTAGGCACACCTACGACTTGTTTATTGTCTATATTACAAGGCAATATCCCTGTATAGAGAAGTATACTACTATTACCATAGGCATTAAAATGTAAATCATATCCTATGTAATTACCATTTATATATCTAGTAGAAGGGTCTGAACCTCCATCACCACACATCTCTAATAAATCATCGGGTAATCCTCTAATATTGAGTGCTATGAAACTGCCGTTAACACTTCTACTCTCTTTCGCAAATCCATAGCATAAATCACTTACATTATCCGCATCGGTAGATGTAGATGTAAAATCTAATTGAGGGTCGTAATTAGTCTCTACATAGATGTCTTCTCGTTTAGGGTCAAAGTAGAAGAAAAGTGGCACGGATGCTGTGCTCGTATCAATCCACTCTAATCCTGTCTCACTCGTTCTGTAAGTAGGACTTGCCATATCATCACCGAATTGACCTCGTCTCCCTTTCTCTGCTCCGCCTCTATTATCTACATTAAAACAATCCATATGTAAAAATCTCTTATGGAAGGCATCAGGCATAGTCCCTCCTTGTTCTGTATCTAATAAAGAGGTCTGGACGGGTGGTGTATCAACATTGTGTAAATCACTATTACCTGTAAAGGATGAAGTTTTGTCTCGTTTCGGAAAGTTAAGTAACTCTGGATAGAGTTTCTGTGTTTTAAAGAAGTCTCGTAGATTATCTAAGTTCTCTTTCGTCCACTCTATACTCGTAGTAATCCACCGATTATTCTGTCCTACATTGAGGTCTTCTTCTACTTCCCACCAGTCAATATAAGTAGGGAGTTCTAGACCACTAGGGTCTACTCCGTCTGGATTAACATAACAAGCACCTAGTTTTACCTGAGGTTGGGATGCGTAGGCAGGATAAGTCGTCTTTATCCAGTCCAGCATCATCTTTCTCCCTGNGGTGAAGAACTCAGGTCTCTTAACACCTATACAATTAAAGTTAGATTGATATGCTACACAATCTTTACATTTTTGTTCCTCAAGTTCACCTTCTATGACGATTTGTGAATAGTAATTACCATATGCTCCTGTAGGAGTAGGTGTCCCACTATCGGTTGCTATCTTACCTCTACTCATAGAATAGTAGTTAGATGCGGGAAAAGGTTTATAAGTCTCTCCTTTCACACTCATAGAGAAAGAAGCAGGATAATCAGGGACAACTCGTATATCATTACCCGTAGGTGCTGATGTATCATAGTCTTTCTGTCGTAAAAGCATAGGTTGTGGACCTAAGACAGGGTCACTAAATTGACTAGTTAACTGATATGCTACATTGTTAGGGTCATTAAAACCACTATTCACACTATATTGTTTTAACTCTTTGTATTGATGATAGACTTGGAGTGCTGGGTCTCTTACACAGAACCACGCATCAAACTTCTCTGCGTCTTCTACGGATAAACCACTAGAAGTCCAGTATTGGTTCTGAGCAAAGAAGAGTGTATATCTACTATTATCATTCTTCTGTTTCCAGCAGTTTAAATCCCAGTATTGGTCGCAGGGTGTAGTTTCATTACCTTCACTTAACGCAGGGAGAGGGTCGCTTATATAGGCATCACCTTGAGATACGACATTACTTCTAGGTAGATAGGTTTTATTCCCTGTATACCAGTGCCAGTCNTCAAAGACACGCACNGCAGGTATTTTATGAGGTCTACCATTTGTCACTCCATCTCCTTGATACCATATCTTATTGTTAGTTTTAATACCATTCTCCCATCCTTGAGGTCCTGCTCCATTCGTAGTGCCTAATTCATCAAAGACACAAGGAGTATGTGTATCTACTTTACTATCATATCGTCTAGGCAAATGTATGTAGTTTTCTCCATTCGTAGTCTTATAGTAAGAAATCACCATATTAAAATGATTATCAGCAACATCTAGTGTTGTTGTTTTCGGATTATAGGTAGTTATATTCGTAGCAAAAGGTCCTAGTTCTTCTCTACCATTCGGACTAGCACTGAGGTCTCCTGTAAGTTCTCCGTGTTGATAATCAACTCTCCCTATGATTTTACCTTTCGTTTCTATCTGACCACTACCACACCCTATCTCATTCACACAAGAGTAAGCAACACTTATCTTATCCCCTACATTGAGTTTTAACCCATCGTGAACTACATTCGTCCACGAAGCAGGTTGCTGGTCATCACCACTCTTATACTCAACGCTATTCACTCTATTACAATCAACTAAATGAATGTTTGTTATGCTGTTCATTTACTTTATAAGATATAATTTATAAGAATGATTAAATAAAATTTAAG